AGATATCATTCCTCCTTCAGCTGTACTAATTTTTGTGAGTTTGTTTATTCCAGCCATGGGTTATTATCCCCCTGTAGCATCCCAAGCTGATGTGCTAGGATTCCATTCATATTGATCTGCACTTCTGTAACCTATCCACTGTTGATTTGCTTCACTCCATTCTATTCGATAATAAAATTGTTCTCCATCAATTTCTTCAAATTCGACAGAAGGACGAGCAATAGGTGGTTCCCAGTTCCAATCAGTTGTGTTTAATGTCCAAGACGCATAAGGTTGTTGTGCATAAAATACATCATTTTCAGAATCATATACTGCACCTCGTCCTGCATATTTACCTCTAAAATTATTATTGTAAGATGTTTGTTTCCATTCACCACCATTAAAAAGTTTTTTACAATAAAACTCTCCATCTGGGTGCATGTCATTCTGACCTAAAGTAGTTAAACCTGCAGGAACATCATTTCCTACAACAACAACTCTTTTAACAATGTACTTGTTATCAGTTGTGAAACCTGTTGGATCTTGTTTTAATTCTAATTCAGCAAAATGTGCCATAGTCTATTAATCCTCCTATGCATCATCTATTACTTCATAAGACACGAATAAATCTAAATCAGAAGCAGCACTTGCTCCCCCTTTTAGAATATCGGCCTCCATTAAATATATTGGTGAGTCTACAACAACAAGTGTTGAGTCTGCTGGAACGTTAACAGTTTTTGCTAAATAAACTGTAGCGTCTGCACCAGTAGTCGTAACTCCAGATGCACCACTTCCTAATCCATCGATAAATAAATCGAAAGTTGCAGCGTTTGTTCCGTCAACGTTTGCTACTGTAATTCTATTTATTTTTAATAATTTGTCTGCATCAACAGTTAATAAAGTGTCTGTTGCTGTAGCAGATAAATTAAAACCAGCGTTTCCGCCTAGAATACTTGTTACTGAAACTATATTTGGGTTTGCCATAATTAACTCCTTTTAACCGAAAACGATTGCCATTGCAATAGCTTTTCCTGTTGATATACCAAATGTTGATGTTGATGTCCACTGTGTATTTCCGCTACCATCTGAGGTTACTAGGGCTTGAGAAGCCGAACCTACAGCTGCTGGAAGGGTTATAGTGTACGATGATGAAACTGTTGCAGGAGCATCTACCCCTACATATTCTCCACCTGTATTGTCTCCTAATCTTAGGTCACCTTCTGCTGCAATTGTAAGGTTTGCATCGTCCCATGTTAGATTAGCTGAAGCTCCAAAAGAGCCTGAATTATTAAATTGAACTTGTGTATCTGATCCTGCTGGATTATCTACACCTACTTCTACTTCTTCAATATCTGGATTAGATGCATCATTACCTGTTGCAGAAAGAACTTTCCAACCTTTATCAGTTGTTGCAAAAGTTACAGTGTCACCTGAACCAGATGCATATTTAAACTGAACTGTATAAGCACCACTTGTGCTGTTTTTTACAAAAAATAAACCTGTTACGTCTAAAGGAATTGTTACGACTTTGTTACCTGTAATAGCTTGAGCAGATTCTGCACCTAAAATTAATACTCTGTTTTGAGCACTTCCTGATGTTCCACCATCAGTCACTGTTAAAGTTGTAGTGTTAGCACCAGTTCCGGCAGTATTTAAAGTTTGAACTTTATATCCACCAATTAATTGTTCAAATAAAGATAGGTTATTATTAGTTTTTGTTCCCCAAGTACCGGCATTTTCACCGGTTGCCATTAGTTCAACACCTAGAGGTGTGTATGATGAAGCCATAATATTTTCTCCTTAAGCCACGTTTACGTCTGTATAAGATGTATTTCCTGTTATGTCAATATCTTTATATCCTAACGGAGATACATTTCCAACTGCTGTCGTAGCTTCTACACCAGTTAGTCCTACAACATCTGCAGGAACTATTGTTCCAACAGCAGAAGTTGCTGATTGGCCCGTTAATTCATAGGCCATTTCTATTGTTAAAGATCCTACAGCAGAAGTTGCTCCAACACCAGTAATATTTATTAAATCTATTGCATCAATAGTAATTGATCCAACAGCGGTAGTTGCGCCTACACCTGTTATTCCTAAAGAGAAACTATCTGGAGTTATTGCACCAACTGCAGAAGTTGCAACTTGACCAGTTAATCCAACAATCTCTCCATCTATTGGAGAAGGAGTTCCAACTGCAGAAGTTGCAGCTTGTCCAGTTAATGAAACTATTGGTGATAAAATAATTGTTGGTGCACCAACATTAGATGTTAACCCTTGACCAGTTAATCCAACTACGTCTGCAGGAGTTATTGCTCCTACACTAGAAGTCATTGCACTAGGAGCAGTTAAATTAAATACTGCTGATTCAACAGTACCCCAACCATTTTCACCCCAGTCTAGTGTACCCCAACCAGGTCTTTGTTCTACAGTTATATCTCCAAGAGAAACAGTAGCTCCTTGACCTTCTAGTAATACGCTACCAACAATGCCCCAACCTCCGTCGTTCCAAGTGTTTCTACCCCAACCATTTTGCACAACGTTAGAGTCACCCCAATCCATTTGTCCATAGTGTGATCTACCCCAACCATCTGTATTTGCTTGACCACCCATACCGCCATGGTTTGTACAATAATAATATAATGTTGAAGGTGCACCATTTTGAACTGAAATTTCTGTGTAAGCTCCAGATGATCCTGGAGTTCCGTTTGTTGTTACACCTATAGTATATTCGCTACCACCGGAGTGTGTACCATCGTCGGTTGTTGAAAATCTTAATGGGTGAGTTGCATTTGAACTATCTGATTGATCAAACTTATAAGTAAGACCCGCACCTATCATTACGGTGGCTTGTTGAACTCCGTCTATAAAATATTTATTACCGCCAGCAGAGGCGACTGTGACAACGAAAGTTTTGTCTGCCATAAGGAGTTACTCCTTAGGCTATTCGAATAATTGCTGTTGATGCTGCTGCTGCAGGAAATTGAATTGTAAAAGTTCCGCTAGATACAGTTTTGTCTCCACCAAATGCAACTACTGCACAAGCCTTATCTGATTGTGTATCGTTATATATTAAACATCCATTAGCTGTAAAAGAAGCTGATGACCAAGAGACGTCCGCAAAATCACAAACTGCAGTTGATCCATCTAATACCGGTGTAACACTTGTAATTGTTTCACCGCCAGCAGAATAAGCTGAACCTGATGTGTTAGAAATTTCATTTGTAGCTGAATAAGCTGTAGTGCTCGCACCTAAAGATGCTGAACTTGTATACAATGCAATTTTAAAAGCGTTTCCAGATGATGCAGTAAAGTTATGAGTACCAACTAGGATCTCTTGTTTAAAGCTATTGCATATAGCTGATGATATTGCCATAATTTTTTCTCCTCAATTTATGGAGACGGGGACTTAACTGGTATTCTAACTGTTCCGTCAGTATAATCGTCTCGTCTTCGTCTTCCAAGCTGCATTCCTGCAAACTGTTGTATAGCATTTTTATATTTATTTTCATATAATGTCAACATATCTATCGGACCTTTTAAGAACCCATAGGCTTCAACCAAGCAAGCATATAGAAGTCCGTTTGGAAAGTATTTACTTAGGTATGTTGAAGTCGTTGAACTAGATAATCCTAATGGAATCATATTATAATATATTCTAAACATATAACCGGCATCAGGTGTCGGGGCTATGTATATACCTCCAGATGTTGTGCTAGAATCTCCTGTAGCACCTCCAAACATCGCATAATATTTGGGAAATCCTGTTACAGAATTAGTGGTGTCTGTTGGTTTTTGTATAGTTCCAGAAGGACCAAATTTTCTATCTACATACTCTGATAAATACGTTTGATCTTTTTTCTCTAACCAAGTTCCATTGCCTTCTGTATTTGCTGTAGAATCAAATACTTCTATCCCTCTAATAAACAAAGCTCCTGTTGACCCTTTGGTTCCTTTACCAGGGACATTTAAAGTATTATCATTGGCAGCTAAAGTTCCTTCTGAAACATATCTAGATGAATCCATAGGAAGCTCTTGATATATTCTAAACTCAGCATCTTCAATAAATCTATTTATAACAGCAGTAGTAAATACATCAGAGCTTACCTCTGTGTAATTTCTAATATCATCTGTTAAACTTGAGTATGTTGTTCCAGCCATAATTAAGCTCTATCATTTATCGGTCCAATTGTACACTGTAAACCGCCCCCTGTTTCTGTGCTTGATGCAGTATTAACTAAAGTAACATTTATTCCATCAAATTGTGTAGAAAATTCAGGTTGACCTGTTCCTTTAACCTGAGTCGTATTTAATGATGCAACTTTATAAGAACCAAAAACTTTAGCTAAATTACTATGTGAACTTGCAACTGTAGATTCAGGAGATACACCTCTATAAGGCGCAGACGTGCCTCTAGTACATCCTGTCAACTGATTTGATGATCTTCCAGTATATTCAATAACTTCGTTTTCATAAATTCCTGTTGTGCTGTTTACTTTTTCTATTACAATAAAACCAGATGTTGGAAATTCTGATCCATCAGTAAGGTCGATTGTTGTTGCTGAATCTGTTATTGCTCCATTTAAAGTTGTCGATAGTTGTAATGTTGAAATTGCAACCCCACCAACAGGTTGTTTAACATTACGTAAACGAATATGGTCGTTAACTTGTAGTTCTCCATTTGGAAAATTAATTTTTAAAGTAGTATTAGATGCAGTTACAATAGGATTTTCAAGTAAAAAATCTTCTGTTGGAAATTCTGTTCTCGCAGGGCTAGCGTGTTGTAAAGCTTGTGGATCTGCACTTGTTGGTTTAGGTTCTAATTGTGGTTGTTTAGGTTCATATTCTGAAATGTGTACAAACGCACCATTCCATTCTCTTACCATTTCATTGTATGGAAAAGCCATTCCTGATCTATCCGAAATTGCTAATGCATATTTACCTTGCGA